TTCTAAGTCTTCGTCTAACATATCTTCTTGTACCATTTTAAATAATTCAAACGCATCTGGCCTAGCAGTAAAAAATGCTGCAACTGCATTGGGGTTCATTTCTTGTAATAGTTGTAGTTGTTGAAACCAAAAAGCATCTCTTCTATATTTCAACATAGGGTCGAATAAAAATGCTGGGTCAATCTTGTGACCTATGTAAGTTCCAGTTTCTAAAAACTTATCAACAATTACACCGTATCTTTCGTTAAAGTCAACATCTCCTGCAAGGTGTTTACCTACTGCTGGCTTGTCAACATATTCCATAACTTCATCCATAGTCATGTGAATTGGCATATCTTGTTGAAGTCTTAACGCTTCGTCTTGTCTAGTGTCAGCATCTAACCCTGATAATGTAACAGTACATATCTGAGCTAATTCAGGATCAACTAGTGGAAAAAGTTTATCGTTTATAAAATCTTGAAATTTAAGTATTAATGGTCTGATACCTGTGTCACGAGCTGCGGTAAGTTTGTACTCGTTGTTAGCTTCAGATAGTGATTGTTGGTTTGTACCTTTAGATAAATGTCCAAAACCTGGAAGTTCATCTGGTGACATACCAAAAGCAGCTAGAATATTTCTTGCTACTGAATCGTAAAGGAATTGGAATTCACCATCTTTCTTTTGTTGATTCATTGGAAGCCAATCAACACTGTCCTCAGAACCAATACCAAAGATAGGTGTTCTAAATGAGTTACCTACACTATTGATCGATGCGTTAAACTGTTGCTTAATGCCCTCAATTGTTGCTTGATCAATTTCGTCAGACTTAACAATCATCATACCTTTAGACGCTCTACCATTTTGGAAGTAAAGTCTATTGTATGTTTCAATAGATATGTGTGTTGTAACCGCTTGCATTGTTGTATCAAGTGGTGTCAGTGGATATCCGTTATGTTCAATATCTGTTGATGGGAATAGATTACACACTAACATCTCGTCTTGTGTAAACGCCTGTCTAGGAATACCTTCTACAACTTGAATCCAAGTGTATTGACCAGCAAGTATTGTTTCAGGATCTAGTTTTGAGCTATTTAATTCTTCTAATAATTTAACTGAAGAACGTCTAACATCGTCAGCATATTCACCTTGTTTAACAGCTCTCATAATAGTACCAGCATCTACTGGTCTAAATCTATGAAATTCCTTTTCTCCATAATCATCTTCTGTAAAAATAACTTCAGTCGCATACCTACCAAACGATAATCCGTTTTGACCAGATATGTAAAAGTAATCTGAAAGGTTCATGCGATCTTCTATAGATACACCTTCGTTACTACCACAAGTCATTAGCATAGCCAAGGCCTTGTCCATTCTTTCTTGTATTTTAATTCGCTGTTCTGGCGTTATAATTTCTTCGTATTCTTTTTTAATGTTACAGTCAATACCAATGTCAAAACGATCTTTCTTGATACGTCCAAACATGGACATTGTATTACCTCTGGCACGTAAAATAGACGCTACTAAATGATCTTCAGCTCTAATTTTCTTAATAGTCCAATCGGGTAATAGTCTTTTCTTATTCTTGAACAGGCCAAAGTAATTATCTTTAGCAACAGGATCTTCTGTAAATGCAATTCGTGGTGTCGTGGTCTTCTTTGTTCTTTTACTAGATCCAGACGCTTGACCGATTAAGTCAGCAATACTTGTACTGGCATCTTTGCCTTCCATAAAAGACTTGTTAAGTTCACTACTGATCTCGTTAGACATTGTAAACAACGTCTTCTTAGTCTCATCTTTTTTTAAATCGTCTTTTTTATCATCAGACATGTTTCACCTTATTTCGATGTAATATAATAAATTTTAATTTCATCAACATTGTTATTAGTAATCACTACTTTTTCAATATCAGAGCTTTTTAAGTAAATCCCTCTTTGACTAGAAGTACCAATTACTATTGGTTTTACGTTACTTTCAACAATATCGTTAACTGCAATTTCGCATTCAGCAGTAGTTTCTAAATATATAAACTTTCTAGCGTCACCTGGTGCATCAAAAAGAGTAGCTGTACCACCTGATCCAGCAACAGTGACTTCTTGTACTGTTTCATTGTTTAAATCAATACCAACATATTGTACGTTTCTTTTAAAGCTGGCCTGACAAGTATTTGCATTTGTACCGTCATAACCCTTTAAATCTACTACTAAGTTCATTTTTGACATATTATACCTCTAAAGTGTTTAATTTAAAGATTAGTTCTAGATATCCCAAACAATTCCCTTTCTTTTGCCATTTTTCTTTACTTTCTCGCCTCTTTTTCCAGTTAACTCATTGATTTTATGTTGAAGATTAGCAGGTCTTCCACCGGTATTTTCTGAGCTATAACTAAAAAGCACTTTGCTACCTCTACCAAACATACTGTAGAAGTAATAACGTATCATATCCATAATATCACTTGTTCCATCTTTACCATGTTCGGGGGTTCTGTCGATAGGTTCACCTTTACCATCAAGCTTCCATTTGTATGTCTCAAAAGATTCAAATACACGTTCGGTATTTCTAGTCTTTATTACCTTGAAGTGCCTGTTATTATTAGCATCTACTATTTTAGACTGAACACTTGTGATTCCATCGATAACAGATTCTGCACCTTTTTTTACACCAATCGCTGGTATTTTACCAAGTGCTGTATCTGTTTTCCTAAGTAATTTAATATAAGCAGGGTAGTTGGAGTCACAAAACCACCGTTTAACTTTGTATATTTCAGTTAGATCTCTAACTTTTACAACGATTTCAGGTATTTCCATTCCTGGAGCTGCAATAAGATCTATAAGCCATGACTTACCACCAGTAATTTTGGCAAACACACCTAGTGCGGTTTCATCGGTACTCCCCCAATCGGCTGCACCATAAAATTCTATACCAAGGTTATGCATGTACTGGACAAGTTCTTCCAGGGTTTTCTCACCTTCCACTGACTCACCTGATAAGTATTCATATGCTTCGTTAATTGTCATGGCATTTTCTTCGCCATCAAATCTTGGGTAAACTAGTCCAGAAGAACTTGGTTTGTTACATAACAGTTGTGCCTCGCCCATTTCAGGAGAGGTTTGTTTAAAGTTATTATGAACGGCTGTAAGTGGTTTATATAAATGATCAACATTATCCTGTTGTCTATCTACCAAAGTGTTCTTCATAACCGAAAGCATTGGGTGTTCAGCTATTCCAGCGTAGGCCTCAAATGCTTCGTATTTATTTTTAGATTCATCGTTTAATTCTTCAAACTGTTCAACAGACAGATTTCTAAGTGGTAGTTCTCTAGATATGTATCTTAACACTTTAGGTTCATCAACTCTAGCCTCTTCTCGTGTAATTCTTTCAGTAACATCTAAAATATTCCATTTTAAGATTTCACCACCAGCTTTAATGGTATTCTTTAATGTTTTTTCCATCATCCCACCGGCATATTTTCTAGTAGAAAGATATACAGTTAATGGGAAGAATTTTTCACCTAATGAGTTCTTATAAACACAGGGAATCATTTTAGCTTCTTCTAGTGCTCTTGGATCTTGAACAACGTCAACCTCATCAATCGCTAAGAAAGGAACGTGCTCTGAGTTCATTCCGGCAACAGTTGCAACGACAACCCTTACAAAACATAGCCCACCATTTTCATCAAGCCAATCGGTTCTCGATTTACTTTCTGATATTTTTTCCCAACCTTTTTCAATAAGATATGCGTCGATTTTTCTAAAGTGACCACTAATGTATTGGATCATTTTGTCAGACTGTGCTTTAATGGCACCGGCTGTTGCTAGTTGTAATCTAAAATGTACCATCAATAAAACAATGATTGCACTAGCGGCCAATGTCTTATATGAATCTCGACTCGCTAACATCGTTACTTGTGGAACACTTTCACTCTCTCCAGTTAAGTAGAGTTCATATATACGCCACATGGCATCTACGGGTGCGTGAGTAGACCCTGGATAAACCGTATCCATAGGAAACTTCATATCTAAATATGTGTATATCCAATCTTGCAGTTCCTCTTTAGAACTTAGTCTATCGAGGACGTGTTTTGATTTGATTTTCTCTATTTCAGCAGACATTTAATAAAATTCCAAAATCCTTTTCCTTCGACGGTTTTCTTAGGCATATTATCTAATATTTTAATGGCAGTAGTGAAAAGATTTTTAACTTCTTCAAGTTCTTTTTTTAAATTTTCAATCTGTGATTCATATCTTTCAACTTTCCTGTTAAGGTCATTGACAGTATATTTCATATCCATTGTTGCATTATAGGCAGAGTTGTTTTGCCTAGCCTGTTCTAGTAAAGCTTTTTTTACTTTTAAGATAACCGCATTGGGATCTATATTTTTAAGCTCTTCCTCAAAGTTCTTCTCATGTCGTTCGAGAGCTTTTTCAAAAGCCTTTTCATCTATCTTAACTTCTAACATGTTATGCCCTTAAGTTTGCTTCGTTAACATAACTTTCTGGTTCTTCGGTCGCTCTTCTGAAGTCATTGTCTTCTTTCCAAGCCTGTTGCTCCAGTTGATTATCTCTAGGACTAGCTATGATACCACCAAGATTACCCATTACACTAGCGATTGAGATACTATTCTCTAACGCTTGAATGACCGCTTGAGCTGCATCAAAAATACCAAGTTCCTCTGGAAGACCAAACTCCATATTCTCAATGTCATATACCTTATCAGTATGTTGAAAATAATCTGTTATGATTTTTGTAGTTTCTTCAGTTGAATATCCTGCGTTATCTAATAGTTTACTAAGCGGTTCCATTAAACTGTTAATAAGAACAGTTTGAATTAATGTATAATCTCTATGGTCTTCAGTGTATTCATTGTTTAATTTAATACATAAGTTCGTTAAAACCCTACAACCACCTGGTAAAGCACCGTGTTTAATTGCACTTCTAACAGCACATACCGCATCTTCACATCTATCGTGTTTTTCTTTTAGCTCACCGTTTGATGCACCAAAGATTTTTAGTTTGGCAATACCATTAGTAAGCTTACCAAGTCTTTCTTCAAGATCAATTCTCTCAGCAATACTCGCTGCATTTTTTAACTGTTGTTCAAGCTCTTCAGCTCTCTCTTCAATATTGAGTTCATTAGGCTCACCAACAACGGTAGCTCTAAATCTATAATACTCAAATACTTCCATGTCAGAACCAAGATCTTCAAGTGTTGCTTTAGATACTTGATTAGTCATGTCAAAAATCTTTGCACCAGTAAAGGCTGAAAGATCATATAAAAATTCTAATCTTGAGTTTTTAATGTTTGTCATTGGTGTTGTCAGTGGTACAACATTTAATGTCGTTGGATTTGCCATGTTAAACGCTAATGTTGTAAGAACATTTTCAGAAAAACCGTGAGCAACTAGTACTAGGTTATTATAATCT